TGTTTGTTTCTTTAATACCCAACCTGATATAGAACGTTTCTATTTTGAAGCTGTTTTTCGAGGTAATGTGGATCGTTGCATATTATTGCGTTCTATTGAACAATTTAAGATTGACGATTCATGCGAATTTTCCGTCCAATCAGACGAGATTATGTCTGAGACTTCTTCTATGGACTACGGTCTTTTTGAAGAAAATTCTGAAGACATTTATGGAGATTTTAATGATAATCATGTTCAAGCTTCAGTTGCTGATCTCTGCTGCTGTGGATATGATATTTGTTCTATCCATCCATGTAATCGTACCACAGGACTTTATTGTCCTGAGGATTACAATTCTGATGGTATTTACGAACCTTTTTCTGTTCATTCAGATGAAGTTGAAGAACTTGAAACCTTTGATCTGCATTATCTTTTTAATCCACTTCCTCCTGTTCGACAACAATATTTAGATACTCTATACTTCAATACTAATGATATTGATGTCGTAGAGGTTAAATATTTAGCTCATCTCAATAACGATTACGATCAATATGAAGTTCAATCAAAAACTTTAGAATTTCTTCATTATTGTAAAGCTCTCAATACTACAATTGTGGGTTTTTTCGATGAGAAATTCATATGCAAATTGATTGAAGATGTCATATACTTTATCACATTAGCTTGTGAAAAAGTTGAAGGCATGCTTCGTGTCGATACTATTATTCGAGCAGCGCTCATTTTTCTTAAATTACGCTTTAATGAAAGTGTTTTCCATATGGTACGTGATAAAGCTATACCTTTCATCGCTAAAATCTTTGGATCATTTTCGGTTCAAGCCGATGATTTTGTGTCTTCTGCACGTGAAATGCTGAATTCATATAAGAATATTAATGAGAGTCCTATTATGATTAAACTTTACAAGTGTGCAATGTATATTATGAGCCTCTCACTTTTTGAGAGACTTGGTATTTCATTAGATACTTTTGGTTATACGAGTCTTGAAAAGGCGGCTATGAAAAAACGTTTTTATAAAAAATCCGATTTTTTATATGTGCTTTTTGATACTGTTTTATTCATTGCTGAGCGTGGTTATCAAGTATATATTACTGGAGATATCATGTGTCTTTTCCATTCAGGTGGAGAATATAAAGCTATCTATGAAATGTGTGCCAAAATCAAGCGCCGTTCCTTATTACTCACTAATCCTGAGGATCATGGATTTACTGAGAGTGAATTCCGATTAGATCTTGATCATGTGATTGAAAAATTGGAAAATATTTCCAAACACTCTTTTCGCTTAGATAAGACTGACATTAATATGATTAAATTTGAATTGAATTCCATGTTAATGATACGCGATGAAGTTAATACAAAATCTGCTGCGAAGAAGAATCGCAAAGCACCTTTTGGATTACTACTTTTTGGTGATTCAGGTATTGGCAAGACTTCCCTCACGGCTATTCTTACTCATTTTTATGCAAAAAAGATGAATTTGCCTTTAGGCCCTGAGGCTTGTTATACTAGAAATTCTGCTGATCCTTTTTGGAGTAGTTTTAACAGCTCTGTTCATACTGTCATTTTGGATGATATTGCTAATCAGGCACCAGAAACTGGTGATGCTTCATCGGTTACTGAGATCATTCAAATTATGAATAACCAGGCTTTTTGCCCTAATCAAGCTGAGCTTGAAGCTAAGGGTAGAACACCTTTTAGAGCAAAGTTGGTGGTAGCCACTACTAACGTAAAATCTCTAAATGCTTATCATTTTTTCTCATGTCCATCTGCTGTACAACGCAGATTTCCATATATTATCACACCGAGAGTTCGTGATGAATATAAGGATGAACGAGGAATGTTGAATTCTAAGATGCTTGCAGGTCTTAATTTAGGCCCGTACCCTGATATTTGGCTTTTTGATGTCGAATTGGTACGACCTGTGCCTATTTCTCAGGGCAAACGTTTGGCTGAAGTTGAAATGCTACACAAGAATATTGATATTAAACAATTGTTGGTTTGGTATCGAGACGCTATTGATACTTTCAA